GCGACGGGGAAACTGGCCCCGAACCGACCCAACACCTGACCGGAGCCTGATTAATGGCAGCAATCAAAGCAAAGCGTTTTCGTATCGCAGTTGAAGGCGCAACCACTGACGGCCGTGTCATTTCCCGCGACTGGATTTCGCAGATGGCGAAAAACTACAGCCCGGAAATGTACGGCGCACGCATCAACATGGAACACATCCGGGGCTATGCCGCTGACAGCACGTTCCGCCGCTTTGGCGACGTGACCTCCGTCGAGGCGGAAGAAATCGGCGACGGCCCGCTCAAGGGCAAGCTGGCGCTTTTTGGCTGGATTGATCCGACGCCTGAGCTGGTCGAGCTGACCAAAGCGCGCCAGAAAATCTACACCTCCATTGAAGTTAACCCTGAATTCGCCGACACGGGCGAGGCGTATCTCGTCGGCCTGGCCGTCACCGATGACCCGGCAAGCCTCGGCACTGAGATTCTGAGCTTCAGCGCCACGGCCAAAGTTAACCCGCTGGCGTCCCGCAAGCTGGATAAAGGCAACCTCTTTACCGCCGCTGAAGAAACCGTGATCGAGTTTGAAGAAGTGGCCGAGCCGTCGCCGTCCCTTCTGACGCGTATCACCGCCATGTTTACCGGCCAGAAAAAGGCCAGTGGTGATCAGTTCGCGGACGTCAGCGCGGCGGTAACGGCTGTTGCTGAGCAGGTGCAGCTGAACGCGGAGAGCCAGACGCAGGAGCTGTCGGCGCTGGAGCAATCCGTCAGCGAACGCCTTGAGGCTATCGAGCAGCAGGCCGGGGAAGACCGCGCCGCTTTCGCTGCGCTGCAGGGCCAGCTTTCGCAGACCGACGGCAGCTTTAACCGCCGCCCGGCGGCAACCGGCAGCGATCCGAAGTCCGGCGCGCAGACCGACTGCTAATCAGGCGTTGCCTGAACGTTAAAACCCAACACAGAGATAAACAGGACGCCCATGCGCAAGAATACCCGCTTTAAGTTTAACCAGTTCATGACCCGCCTCGCCGAGCTGAACGGCGTCGAAACCGACGACATGAACAAGAAATTTACCGTTGAGCCGACGGTTACCCAGACGCTGATGAACCGCGTGCAGGAGTCTTCCGACTTCCTGACCCGCATCAACATCGTGCCGGTGTCCGAAATGAAGGGCGAGAAAATCGGGATCGGCGTATCCGGCTCGATTGCCAGCGTGACCGACACGGCAGGCGGCGACGAGCGCGAAACCGCTGACTTTGCCGCGCTGGATAAGCAGGGCTATGAGTGCGTGCAGGTCAACTATGACTTTCATATCCGCTATAACACGCTCGATCTGTGGGCGCGTTATGAAGATTTTCAGTCCCGTCTGCGTGACGCCATCGTGAAGCGCCAGGCACTTGACCGCATCATGATTGGCTTCAACGGCGTGACCCGCGCCAAAACCTCGAACCGCGCCAAATTCCCGATGCTGCAGGACGTGGCCGTTGGCTGGCTGCAGAAGTACCGCAACGATGCGCCTGAGCGCGTGATGAGCAAAGTCACCGAGGAAGACGGCACCGTTATCTCTGAAAAAATCCGCGTCGGTAAAAACGGTGATTACGCCAACCTTGATGCGCTGGTGATGGATGCCACCAACACCCTGATCGAGCCGTGGTATCAGGAAGACCCGGAGCTGGTTGTTATCGTGGGCCGTCAGCTGCTGGCTGATAAATACTTCCCGATCGTCAACCAGTCGCAGGCCAATACCGAGCAGCTGGCCGCTGACGTGATTATCAGTCAGAAACGCATCGGCGGTCTGCCAGCGGTGCGCGTGCCGTACTTCCCGGCCGACGCCATGTTTATCACCCGCACCGATATCCATCCGGGCGACAGCGGCGGCAAGACGGGGGCACCAGTATGACGACCGCAAAATATATCGGCATGAACCGGGAAACCGGCGGCGCGCTGACCGACCTTGATCATATCCGGCAGTCGGTACGTGACATTCTGCTGACTCCTGTCGGCACTAGGGTGATGCGTCGCCAGTACGGCTCGCTTTTATCCGCGCTGATTGACCAGCCGCAAAACGAGGCGCTGCGCCTGCAGATTATGTCGGCCTGCTATCAGGCAATTCTGCAATGGGAGCCTCGCATCAAACTGACCGCCATCAGCTTTGAGTCAGATATCAACGGCATAATGGTGGTTGAGCTGTCCGGCAACCGCACCGACAGCGCGCAGCCTTTTTCCTTAACCGTTCCTGTGAGCTGAGACTATGGCAACTATCGACCTGAGCCAGCTGCCCGCGCCTGACGTGGTGGAAGTGCTGGACTATGAAACCCTGCTTGCCGAGCGAAAGGCGACGCTGATTTCTCTTTACCCTGCTGACCAGCAGGACGCCGTCGCCCGCACGCTGACGCTTGAATCAGAACCCATCGTTAAGCTGCTGCAGGAGAATGCCTATCGCGAGCTGATCCTGCGCCAGCGCATCAACGAGGCGGCGCAGGCCGTTATGGTTGCGTATGCGCTGGACGGCGACCTTGACCAGCTCGGCGCGAACAATGGCGTAACCCGCCTGACCATTACCCCGGCCGATGATACGACCATTCCGCCGACCGCCGCCGTTATGGAAAGTGACGACGATTTCAGGCTGCGTATCGCCTCGGCCTTTGAGGGGCTGAGCGTGGCGGGGCCGACAGGCGCGTATGAGTTCCATGCCAGAAGCGCCGACGGCCGCGTAGCTGATGCATCAGCCATCAGCCCGTCGCCTTCAGTGGTTACGGTGACAGTGCTCGCGCATGAGGGCAGCGGCGTGGCCGGTGATGATCTGCTTGCCTTGGTTAACGCTGCGCTCAACGATGAAGACGTGCGCCCGGTTGCCGACCGGGTGAGCGTGCAGTCAGCGAAAATTGTTAATTACGAAATCGTGGCCGAGCTGTACCTCTATCCGGGACCGGAGGCGGAGCCAGTCCGCGCCGCCTCTGAGGCAAAGCTCGCCGCCTACATTACCGCGCAGAAGCGTCTCGGCCGGGACATTCGCCTGTCTGCTCTGTATGCCGCCATGCACGTTGAGGGCGTGCAGCGCGTTAACCTGATTAAGCCTGCTGCTGACGTGGTGCTCGATAAAACACAGGCCGCTTACTGCACGGGTTACACGCTGACCGTGGGAGGCTCGGATGAGTGATCGCCTGCTGCCTACCGGCTCGTCAGCGCTTGAGATTGCTGCCGCTGAGGCGCTGGCAAGCCCTGGTGCTATGAGCGTGCCGCTGCGTCAGTTATGGAATCCGCAAACCTGCCCGGTGGAGCTTCTGCCCTATCTGGCGTGGGCGTGGTCGGTTGACCGCTGGGATTCAGCCTGGCCGGAATCGACAAAGCGCGCTGTGGTTGCCGCCTCGCAGTACGTGCACAGGCACAAAGGCACTATCGGGGCAATCCGCCGCGTCGTTGAGCCGCTGGGTTATCTCATCAGAATCATTGAGTGGTGGAAAACTAACGAAGCGCCAGGCACGTTCCGGCTGGACGTGGGCGTACTCGATACCGGTATTACTGAGGAAATGTATAACGAGCTGGAGCGCCTGATAGATGATGCGAAGCCCTGCAGCCGTCACCTTATCGGCCTGTCCATCAATCTGGACGCGAACGGTGCGCTGCCGGTTGCCGTTGCCAGCTACACCGGGGATGAGCTGACCGTTTATCCCTACACCCCTGAACTTATCAGCGTCGGCGGGCCGGGTTATTCCGGCGTGGCGGTGCATCTTATTGACCTGACGGAAGTGAGCGCATGACGACAAAATATTTTGCCCTGCTGACCAATCAGGGCGCGGCTAAGCTGGCGAACGCCGCCGCACTCGGCATGAAAGTGAATATCGCATCATTAGGCGTCGGAGATGGTGGCGGCACGCTGCCGACGCCTGACGCCGCACAGACAAAGCTCATCGGCGAGAAGCGCCGCGCGCAGCTTAATTCGCTGACCGTTGACGCGGCCAACAGCAGCCAGATTATCGCGGAGCAGATTATTCCCGAAAGTGAGGGCGGTTTCTGGATTCGCGAGATCGGCCTGTACGACGCTGACGGCGTGCTGATTGCCGTTGCTAACTGCCCGGAGACTTACAAGCCTCAGCTAGCCGAAGGAAGCGGCCGGACGCAGACCGTGCGCATGATTTTAATCGTGAACAGCACAACCGCCGTCACGCTGAAAATTGATCCGTCCGTGGTGCTGGCAACGCGAAAGTATGTTGATGATGCTGTAATCGAGGTGAAAGCCTACGCTGACAGCGTAATGAAAACGCACACCGATGCTAAAAACCCACACAGCCAGTACCTGCAAATCGCAAGCGCCCTGGCAGAAATCAAAGACGCCGGGCTGGTTGCTGACGTTCTCAAAAACCTCGGTTTAGGCGATGCGGCACAAAAGACCGTCGGTAATGGCACCGGCCAGCTGCCTGATATGAGTTTCTTCGCCGCTGTGAAATCGGGCAATGGTTA